TTTCTTCTTTAGGTGTTTTATCTACTATTTCTTTTATACCCCACTTTGTCATCTGCATGTATTCTTCCCATGATAAATGAGCATAATTTGAATTGTAGTCATTCCACATTGCTTGTGTAAAATCATAAGGGGCTTTTGGGTTTTCCCATCCTGCTGCCATTTAGTCCTCCTCTATCGGTTCTATTGGTGTTAATAAGTGTTTCATCATTACAAATATAGGTGTCCTATCTCCCATCCATGCTCCTTCAGTGTTGTACTCAAAGTATTCCATCGCTTCTTCATATGCTTCATCACCTACTGCTTGTACAACATTTAATCGCGTCTCTGCATCCATGTCATCAAAATTGTAATCTTTTTTCTTTTCACTATAAATATCTCTAGCAATTATTTCTATCGCTTTTTCTCTATCGTATACAGCGTAAGGTCCTTTAAACTGTTGATGTCCTAAACCTATAAATGCTTCTTTAAGTCCATCATAATATATAACTTCATCATCATTTTCTTCACAATGGAATATATCTTTACTAGACATCTTGCTCCCTACTCTTTCTTAACTTATTTGCTTTTTGTTGTTGTCGTTTTACACTTTTAGGTACAAACTCTTGTTTCTGTCTGTATGTATTAAGAGTGTCATCTTTTTGTAAGTTCTTTTTAAAACGTCTTAATAGTTTTTCAAATGTTTCGTTTTTCTTTGCTGTTACTTTCATTAGTCCCAATCTATATGTTCTTCTAGTTTAAATTTATCTTTATCTGCTACATCTTTTTTTATTGCCCAAGATGGATCACAGATCTCCATATCTACTTCTAAAGGTATATTAAGTGTGTTTTCTATCATCAAATCTTTAACTTTAGGTGCAACATCATCAAATTCATCCTCATGTACCTCACATATAATCTCATCGTGTACTTGTAGCAATAGATTACTCTTCTTATCCTTCAAGTATTTGTGCACCTCAACCATTCTTTCACTCATTATATCAGCACTAGTGCCTTGAATTAAGTAATTAACCCCTCTATATGCAAAATCACCGGGTACTTTATATATTCTACCATATCTACTGCGTACTGTGCCTCTAGTTTTAATTGTTCTAACCACTGCATCAAAGAATCTTTTAGATCCCTTCATGTTATTAAGGTACGTTGCCTTATAATTAGCTGCTTCAACAGGGGTAGTATTAAGTTGCATGGATAATTTGTCTCTACCTATACCATATATCACTCCAAACGTAATTGATTTGGCTAATTGTCTAAAAAACTTAAACTGAGGGTCAGATTCTTCAATATTAAATGCAATTTTAGCTGCTTCGCCGTGAAAATCTACATTTTCCTGCTTCATAAGCTCATTCATCTCGTCATTATTGACATAATACATAAATACACGCACTTCCATCTGCGAATAGTCGTATGCAACCATCTTATATCCCGGTCTAGGTACAAATAGATGTCTTATAGCCACTTGTCGTGAGTCATGTTGGTTAAATTTATCCCCACCTAAGAAACTCCACGTCTTAAGCACGTCATCAGTCAACTCAGTCTGTGAATTACCACCTTTACTTGAGATTAACGCAGCAACTCTATCCTTTATATCAACTTTATCACTATCCGTTAGCTCTCTATCCTCTACATATACCACATCTCTAGGTATATTCTGTAGGTTAGGGTTTCGTGATGATAGTCTACCCGTCACTGTGCCCCAATTGCAGAAGTTAGTATGTAGTACAGGCATATCTAAGTAAGGTTCAACGTAAGTAGCCCTATACTTGTCAAGCGTTCTATACTGTCTAATCAAACCTGCAAGTGGATTATTCAACTGCACTAGCACTGCCTCATTCCATGCTTCAGCACCTGTGCTTGTTCTCGCGGGAGAGTGTACTCCCATACCATTAAATATCGCCCCTATTTGTTTTGGACTACTTATATTGAACTCTTCGCCAGCTAATTTGTACACTTGCTGTTTTAGATCTTCAATTCTAGTGAGCATTTTATCGTATGCTACTTTAGCATATGCATTATTTATAGGGACACCACGTTTTTCCATGGTGTATAAAGTTTTAGTTAGATCACATTGGAACTTAAATAGTTCGGATTGCTTTGTTTCGTCTAGTTTTTTAAGTCTATCAAAGTAAACTCTGCGTGTCCATTCCACATCCTTAATACAATATGGTCCTAATATAGATGGTGGTGCTAAAGAAAAGTCCTTAGTCCACTTATTCTTTCGTAAAACTTGTTTAGTATCAATATCATACTTCCCCGCATCGTCACCATAACTTCTAATAATAGTATCTGTAAGACTCAATTGGTTTATAGTGGTAGGTTCAGTCATTCTAACCATAACTAACACATCAACTAAATCCATAGCTTGTATGTCAATACCTTCGTTCTCTAAAAACTTAGCATCAAACTTCACATTATAGCCTACTAAAGTTTTACATTTAGTATTTATACACTCTACAAGTTTATTTAAATCTGATTGAGATAAATTTGGTTCCTCTGACTGATGTCTAAATGGAAAATAATATATATTATCTTTATCATTAGTCGTAGATATACCTATACCACATAGTTGGTGCATATCATAAGGATTTAATCCGTTAGTTTCAACATCAATAATCCATTCCGTGCTCATTGACTTAGTAAATAAGTCTATAGTTGAGTCAAATGTGTCGGTTGTTACTATCATCGGATTAGTCGCAACCCCCAGCAGGACATCGGCTGAGGGCTGCATAGTTATGGAGGTCCCCATTAAAAGGGCATATCGTCATCTTCATCATCAACTGACACTGCATTTGCAGGCACTGATGTATCAGATGCTTCAAATTTACCGTATCTTTGAGCTACATACTCTTTGATAGGTGTGAGGTTTGCCACCTCTGCTTGTTTATCTTCAGGTAGTTCAATGCTACCGTTAGTAGATGTAATAGTATAGGTTGTATCTAGACTACTACCTCTTCTCTTTACTCTTATCACAGACTTATCAAGTGCTCCATTGTCACCATAAACGTCTACTAATTGATTCCAGTTGATGTTATTAGCACCAAAAGAGAGTGTCATTACTTTAAAGTCATTGACAACTTCCTTATAAAGTTTGTTACCCGTAGGACTTGTAATCTCTTCCCATGAATCATCACGTTGTTCAGCATGTAAAACTTCTGTTACATACACCCATAATGCAAATTTATGTCGAGGAAGCTTTCTTTTGCCTCCATCTTCCCAGTATAGAGCTTCACTTGGTACATCATCAACGGGTTCACCGTTAACTACCAAGACACTTCTCCAACTTTTATCTACACCGCTTTGAAATTCATATACATAGAACTCATCTAAAAAGATGTCGCCCTCGTCACCTGTTGCAATGGATTTCATAAATACTTGATCACCATCTTTCAACCAGATTTCTTTACCTGTACTCTCAGTGCTCTGAGTAGATCTTGCAGTCCTGCTTTGAATATTGTTTTGTATCATACCGATTCCAGACATATTATCCTCCTTACCAGTATTGTCTATTGTTTATTACATTTTGTAGTATATCATAAGATCTGATATCCTGCACATCTTTATATTCACTAGGAATTTTTATATAAGATAGTGCAATCTTACCCCGCAACATATCTAATGCTTTATTACGACCAATTGTACCAGCCTTATCATTATCTAAACATAGTATAATCTCTTTTACAGGTAGTGTCAATAGCAATTCTTGCTGTCTTCTTGACATAATTGCACCTAATATAGCTACAGATTTAAATCCAAGCTGGTCTAACCACATTGTATCTAAAGGTCCTTCAGTCACACAGAGTGTTTGTGATGGCGTAATTAAATGCTGACCAAATAATATCTTAGATTTTTGTAGTCCTTTAGAATATAAATACTTAGGAATTATCTTTTCTTGTCTAATAGCCCATCCAACCGCTCTTTCATCTTTATCTAGCATTGGTAATACTAATCCATTCCTACCCGTAACACCACATCCCCATTTTTTCATGCTTGCTTTAGTAAAATCTCTGTTAAATATCCATGATGGTACAGCTCCTAGTGTATAAGGTATGGTAACTTCAGGTAATTGTTTATCTTCTTCTTCAATAGTAAAGTCAAATAAATCATCTTTGTAGTTACCTTTATAGTTATCTAAATAATCACGTACTTGCTGATACGACCACCCTTTGTAGTCTGCTATAAATCCTTTGAGATGCCCCTGCCCACATCCTGCAAAACAAATCCACACGCCTTTTTCTACGTTTATAGAACAAGATTCTGTAGTGTCCTCATGAAACGGGCATAAAATAGATACTTGACTATCCCCTACAGGTATAGACAGCCCTATATCTGTCAATGCTGTTGCCCAATCCATGTTACTTTTTTGATATCCTGTATATAAAACCATCTTTCTCTCTCCAAAACCCATCAGGGAATGTCATACCACATTGAAAACAATATGGATCGTTCTTTACTAAACCTAAAACAGGCTTAAGTAATAGTGAATTAGGGTCAATAATAGTAAGTCCTACTTTAATAACCCCGTTTGCAGAACATTTACCGCATTTGTATTTTTTAGATAAACGACTCATTGTCCTCCTCTATTTTGCCTTTGTCAACATCCCATATAAATTGCGAATCTCTACCACCTAAATCACCATCCCTATATTTTTGGAACGCTACTTCTCTTAATTTAGGCTCATCTTCTACCATACACATAGAGAGTGCGACATCTGATGCTCTAATCAATGCATCCCCAAAGGCAACTTGACTTGCTGTGGGTTGAGTATACATATTAGCTGCGTCTCTTGTGGCTTGAGTAGATGCAATAACAGTGGTGTTAGTCGATAATGCCATTGTCTTTAGACCATAAAATAGTGAGTGTGATTGCTCCCATGCTGCTTTATTTCTATCTTGTGTTGATATTAAATATACACCATCAATAATCAAAACATCAGGCTTATACTTACGAACTAAGTTAGTTATACTTGGTAATGATATGCTATCTTCCCCACTAATGTGATCACACACTAGTAAATTTTTAAAGTTAGTTTCCTGTAAAAACTTTTTATATGTTTCTTCATCAATGCTGTGCCCAGTTCTAAGTGCACTATGTGATAATTCATACCCTTGAGAGTGTGCTAATAGTACATCCATCCTTAAAGAAATCGATGAGACAGGCATTTCAGTAGATACTAATAAAGTTTTATAACCACTAAGGATTGCATCTGAAGCTAATTTACAACACAACCATGTCTTTCCAACTGTAGGTCTAGCATAAGCAGTAATTAAATCCCCTTTCTGCCATCCTACACCAGTAGAGTTAATCACATGAAATGGTGTCCTAATACCTATCATACCATCACCCATCTTTCTTACAGAACTTCTCTTCTTCCATTCTTCATATCTATCTAAATCACCCGTATCATATTGATTTACATCAGCATCATGTAATATTTCAATATCATTTAAATTATCCATAATTGAGCCTAATGCTTTTTTAGGGTTATCTGTTAGCAATGGTTTATTATCTTGAAATACTGAGATGATATGCCTAAACATAACTTGTTTGCTAAATTCATTTAATGCATAATTAAAGTTAACTGACTGTGCATCTGTTTTTAGTGAGTCAAACTTTTCAACTAGAACCTCTGATGTAGGGAACTCTTTGTAATCATCAATGTATGATTGTATAAACTCATATGCTTTGCCATGTTCAGCAAAGTCTTTAGGATTATAAGTGAATTGTTTGTAATTGCCCGCATCACATAATCCAAATATGATCGCAGACTCTATAAAATTAAAGTTTTCCAATACTATTTCTCTTCGTTAATTTTGTTTCTCAAAGATTTTTTAACTTTGTATATGGAGTAGTTTACCACACTTTCTTCACCATTGACAGTATTTACTTTTGTTAATTGTTTTAAGTTTTGTTCTATGTCCTTCATAGTCCTATTCATAAACTTATCTTTTAAAAATTGTTTTTCACCTTCATCTAAATCTAAAGACTCTAAATAATCTATAAATTCTACCTCATCTAAGTTTTCATCTAATTGCTTTACAAAGTCACTTAATTTAAAACTATTTTCTCCATCAGAGTCACTTGTTGTAGCATCTAAACTTTGTCCATGCAGTTTTTTACTAGCTTGTACCCATAATGTTTTTAGTCTATTTACCATAGCTGTATGCAGATAAGTGTGAAATATTGCGTTTCTATTTGGTTTATATAGTTTCGCAGCTTTTAAAACTATTAATCTAAGTTCTTGGGCAAGGTCATCTCGATCATATCCTTGAATGTAAATGTTAGATAACATTTTATTTATCTTTGGTTCCCACTGTAATATTAAATCGTCATTGATTTCCATTTTTTTTATATTTCCTGTACGCTTGATAACACGATTGTGTGCAATAAACATTTTTTAATTTTAATCTATACCCCTGCATAACTCTCTTACGACTTCTGTAAAAAGGCACTCTGCAGAAATAACATGTTAATTTAACTCTATTCCACTTAAATTTACACTTACCTTTGTGTATTCCGCCACGGTCCGTAGTTATCTCTCTACATACTTTACAGTATACCACAGGTTTAGGTTTAGAGACCTTTGTTGGTAGATTATTTTTAAGTAAAACTCTCCGTGCATACGATACATCTATCCCAACTTGTCTTGCAATCTCAGATATAGACATGAAAGGATTATTTTTACGTAGTCTAACTACTTTATTCTTCGCCTTCATTTTTTAGTTTATCTATTTCATCAGACAGTTCTTGTATAGCTTTTAACATAGGTGCAATTAACTTTGTATAATCTAATCTCATATGATGATCAGTGTCTATTTCATGTACAATAGTGCCCTCTTTAGGATCTAAACCTGCTTTTTCGATTGCATCTTTAACATCTTGAGCTGTTACTCCTACATCTAATTTATCTGGGTTTGTTTTTTTATTATATTGCACTGGTTCTAATTCATTAACGAAGTCCAACCCTAACTGTATTGGTTCAATGTTATCTTTAACTGCTGCGTCTGATGTATCTGTTATGCTGCCTTCATGAAAAATATTTCTCCATGCATTACCAGTTAGTCCTAAGTCATAACTATTATCTTGAGCAGGCACCCAAAAGTTATTTATTACTGGACCGATAGCATTTGCACTTACCGATGGCATAGTTTTTGCACCATTATCACCACTAGTTCCATTTACATCAGAATCATTAGCCCTTCCGTATGTAAATCCATTTGCTGTCTCTAATGTTACTCTGCCAGCTGTGCTACCTATAGTAGATCCAACAATTACACCTAATTTAAGTCTATTTATACCTATAGGAACCCTTAGATTACCAGCAGCTACTCTACCCTCTGCAGCGTTTCTTTGTTCAAACGTATCTTCATTTTCAATAATAAATTTTGTTTTAGAACGTGAAGGTTCAAAGTAAAGAATAACTCTACTGTTTGGTTCGCCGTCCCCATCAGCATCTGTTGTATTTATTGTTGTGCCCAGCCCTACAGATCCATTATCACTATCATCAGCTGCTATTGAAAATACTTGACCTCTTATATGTAAACTTCCACTAGTGTAACTAATTGCTTTATCTTTATCATTACCGGCAGTATCCCCAGCCCTAAACGTGCCAGTAAAATGTGGGGCAGAGTCAAATCCATATGGAAGCCCACCAAAATCATCATCAGTTTGTTCATCTAAATCACCGAGATTAGGCTTAGATTGGGCGACAATATCTTGTGTTTCTTGACTATTATGAGCTAAAGTCTCAATATGAGTGTATGCTCTACTACCTGTTTCCGTATATTCTATTGATGTAACTAACGCTGATCCAGCAACATTACTGCCTGTAGTTCCTACTTTATGTGGGAATGATTGTACATTAATATTATGCCCGGCTCTTATAGGAACATTAACTCTAATATAGTCATTTGTAGATATACTTCCAGTTGTAATTAAAAATGTTAATTCTTTAGGTGTTACTTTTTCTAAATATCCATAAGTATCACTAGACGTGCCATTTTGAGCTGTTAACTTATTTATTGTGTGCCCTGCTCTTAATCCAAAACCTTCATACGAATTTGTACCCGATCCTGAGCCATCGAATGTTATAACTGCTTCGGTTGCACTACCACCTGACATACTATTATCTACTAATACTACCTTTGTTTTTTCTCCAGCAGAGCTTGTTGTTATAGAATCATCCCCTGTAATTTGTGTATCTATACTTTGAAAAGGGTATTTACCATCTATTTGAAATCTACCTCTCATTTTTTGCCTAGACTTTTGAGCAAATCTAGCTGCTACTGCTGCTCTAATATCATTAGCATTAACACTAGTTCCAAAATCCATTCTAGCAATTTGTCTTTCTTCAGCTACTGCTTGTGGTCTAAATGGAAACTCGCTTTCTACATCATCATTATCACATAAAGTTATACTATCCCCTGAACTTGCGTTATCAAAAAATAATTGTTGTCCTGCTGACACTCCAACACCTGCTGCCGCTATATCCGACCCACTTAATATCATTATGCCATCCCCATTTGATTTAGAGCTTGCAGTTTCTGGTTGAAATTGTACGTATCCAATTATATTATTACTGCTATCAACAACCCTAGTTGAGTGGCTTGCACGATCTGCTACAGAGGTTCTATCAACATCTTCTACACCATACACTCCTGTAGTATCAAAAGGCTCATTAAGAATAGCTTTGCCACCATATCTTGAGGTTGCATGAGAGCTACTTATACTTTGTGATTTCCAATGAAATAATTCAAATGTCGTTTCTCTCATCGTACCTGATATAGGGTCTCTAAATCTTCCTCGTATTTCAGTTAAAGTTTCACCCTTAATTAAATCAAAAGCTGCTCCCGGTTTCATTCTTCTAACAAAACCATTATTATTTGAGTCACTTGTACCATAATTATGTATATTGAAAAATCCTGCTGCAGGGACTCTAGACCCGTCAGCTACACCACTTTGATCTCTAGAGGGCATAAAACCTGCTGGATAGTAATTAAACATTTGATTTGGGTTACTAGCAGTAGAAAAACTTGTGATATTTGGGTCATTGTAAAAAATATATCCAAATTTACCTCTTGCAATTCTTTCACCTGAAGCTAATCTTTTTATAGCATATAAAACAGTTATATCAGATGAACCAAAAGTAATTTTTGAATTTCTAGTGGTATTCATAAATGAATCTAAACTGTCTTGAAATCTATTTTCACTGCCACTTACTGGTTCAGTTGTAGTTGTATTTATTTCTGCACCATCTGTAGTAGAACCAGAACCCCCAAATTGGAACTTTTTAATTAAAAATTTAATCGCTGCAGCAGCAGTTTTAGTAGATCCTAAATCTGCGTTAGATCCCGATGCATCTTCTATATTTATTGTAGCAGAGTCCCCACCTATTTTAGTTCTAGCTAATTCAAATAAGTTATCATAAGCCGTAATTTTCATGGTATTACCTTCACCACCACTTTGTTGTCTAGTTACACTACTTATTTTACCAGTAAATAAAATACTATGATTTTCACCTTCTTCTACTTTTACTGGCACCCCTTGTTTTATGATACCCTCTAAAATTCCAGCAGTGTTTATAGCACCACTAAACGGGTTGCCTAAACTCATTTGAAGCATTCGGGGTTTGTATAAGTCATCTATAATTGAAAAGCGTTGTACTAAAGACGTGCCGTTACTATCATTTAATTCAGACCACGCAAATATAGGTGTGTCATTAGCATGCGTTGCTGCAGTCGTGGTGGTTGCAGATGTATGAGTTACTTCTGCTCTGTTTATAGTTATTGCATGAGTACTGGTATTAATAGCTGTAACCTTTACAGCTTCATTTTCAATTAATACATCCATACCTACTTCTAATCTATGCCCAGCATCCACGGTCATACTAGTAGCTGATGTATCAGATGTAATATCTCCTGTATCATTAATCTGAGCTACTTTTATAAAAACATATACTTTTGAAGATCTAAATACTATTGGATTAGTCATTAACTATCTTTCCTTTTTTTAGTTACAAATACCATAGTAAATGAAAATCTATCTTCTGTAGCAGGTGCGACATCAAATCTTGCTTGAGATACAGCTCCCTCATAAGCTGCGACAGGTGTGCTTGAACCATCGGACACCATTATCTCTACTTTAGAGTCTGATGGATCATAAAATTTAGTTGTAACAAAGTCCTCTAATTCTTCTTTACTAGGCACAGTATATACTTGACTACTGTTCCTTTCAGGACCTGTTACGTTTTCTGCAGAACCCGGTGCAGTTGTGTCTACTATTCCACTTATTGTAACAGTAGGTCTAATCTGTCCTAAATCAATAATTTCTGGATCTGCTCCACTTGGGAATGGAATTTGTATGGGAGTTTTTACATAGTTAACAGAAAAAGAATCTGCTTTTAATGCAAACCTTTTTTCACTAGAACTTAATCCGTCATATAAACATATTGCTAAAGCCATTATCCTTTACTCCCCCCTGACATTGTAGTATTAACATCGTAATTAAATAATTCAATTGAATCTCCCTGTGGACTAACAGGCATGTTATCTATAGCGTATGCCTCTGTCGCACCCGGTAAACTACCCCCACCACCAGCACTAGACATCTGAGGAGCACCACCTCCGCCACCACCACTAAAAATAGTTCCTACTCCGCCACCAACCATGTCAGCTACAGTATCTAAAGCACTGCTAAAAAATTCACTAACTATAGATGATGTCATTCCAGCAATTAACAATTTAATTAATGGACCTCCCGGAGTTATAAGGAATGCTATTGTACCAACGATAGCTTGAAGTATAGCCCTAGTTGCCTGTTTAGCTGCCTCTTCAGCCCCGCTTTCTCTTAAAATTGCTCCCATGTTTAATCCAACATAGACTAAGTTAAAAAACGCTACTCCTCTAAAGAAGGCTAATGCTTTACCCACACCAGCTTGCATCATACTTCCCATAGCAGCTGATACCATTGGTATAGAGCTGCCAACCAAAGCATTAGTAAGACCAACACCTAATAATGCAGATCCAATACCTGAAACTATATCACTTAAACTTAATCTTCCATCTTTTGATACACCGTCTTTATCAAATAAACTAAAAGAAAAACCCCCTAATCCTAGAAACGCACTAAGTAAATTTCTAGTACCTATTACTAGTTCAGCAACAAAGTTGATTATTCTAGGCATAGTTGCTTGTATTGCGGCGGCATAGGCAGGAAATTGTGTTGCAAAGTATCTTAATACTGTAGCTAAATATGGCACAATTGGAGCTAATGCTATATCAATTAATCCACCGAGTAATTGAAATATTGCACCAGTAGTATTAGTAAAAATCTGTGAGTTTCTAAGTAAAGCTGCAAGACCTAAGTTAATACCGACTAACTGTGCTAATGATTTATTACGCGTTTGTCTCTCTTGATTGTCTTTAATCTCATTGTTAGGGTCAACAGTGGGTACTACATTACCTTGCCCTGCAGCAGATGATACCCCATCTGCCATTAACATCATTTTTACCGAATACTCTTCAGCCATATTTAAAATCCTCTAGGCGGTGTTGGATGAGCATTATTTGCTTGTGCCATCTTACTCTGCCTTTCCATAGTTTCATTTTTAAATTCTTCTATAGCCGCATTTGTTGCTAACATCATGTTAATTTCAGCTTCCGACATATCTTGAACTTCAGTGTAATTAAGTCCTAATCTCAGCAGCGTCAACAAAGTTGCATAATGCGTGTACAAGATCGATTCTCGCGTTGACACTTTTACCCCTCTCAGGAATCGATCTATCCTTTTTTTATTACATCTACATCCGAAAGGTTAGTGTCCATAGCAGATGGAACTAATTGTTCCAATGCTGCTCCCAACTCACTATTAATTGAGTCTAAAAATTCATCTGTGGTTTTACCCCATGGAGCGTCCACAATAATGTATTTAAGCACTTCCTTTACATACTTACCACTATCAAAACTTGATGCACCTGTAGGCTCAAATGTCATACACTTGGCTACTAAATCATTTTTACTTTTCCATGTCATCGGTTTAACTGTTACATCAAACTGATCATCTTTAATTTTTACGGTAAAGTTTTGATTTTCTCCCTTTATCTTGTACTTTTCTATGTTAAAGTTTACTTCTGCTCCGCTTGGCTCTGTTGTCATATATACCTCCTATGTGTATACGTACTCTGAATCTGTTACTACCATTTTTAGGTTTCTACAGCTGAACTCTGCTGCTACTTGTAAGATCGGGTCTCCACCAATTGGGTGGGGAGCACCTGTTAAGAAAGCTCCGTTTTCACCTAATCCTACTGCTGCACCAGTTGTTTCGTCAGCTGATGTATAATCGGCTGGAATTAATATTTGAAAACTATCATTAGTTCCCCTAGTGAAAGTAATTTCTATATTAAATCCTTCCATTCCACTTCCATAGTTACCTTCCATAAGTAATTGTTTGAAGAACTCCGTAGCTGTATTTCTACCTACCGCACTCGCAGATGCTGCTGAGTCTGGTAATGCTAAAGTACAACTCATACTGTATGATCTTCTACCCTCTCGTATTTCAGACGGTCCTCTTTGTCTACCGTGTCTTGGAGAGATGTAATATCTTGGCTCACTACCATTAGAAATACTTAGGTTAAAGTTTCTAACTCTAGCAAACTCTTGTCCCATAAACTTAACAGAACCTTCTGAGAAGTAATATGGATCATTCGTAGGTAATGTAATATCTCCTGTAGAGATATCTGCCATTTCTGTAAACCTAGGCATACCTGCTGACATTGAGTCACCACTAAATATACCCGTGTTAGCCGCTTCAGACCCCGGATTTACATTCGGTTGTGATACTTCTTGTTGGTTGTGGAACATATCTTGGAATGTTACCGTGTCCCAACCTACCATTAACATACCACCTTCATCGGCTGATATTGTACAAGAGTCTACAAACCCTCCTACATATCTTCTGTCAAAATCATTAGCTGTAGTTTCACTACTATCTCTCATGTGTAAGTGCCATGACATTGTATCTAACAATACTGACTCATCTATATGGTGTTTTACTGTCGCACCAGCACTTACTTCTCTAGCAGCTGAATCATCAACGTGATCAAATCTAAAAGGTTTTTCTAATCTTGCTACGTTTGTGCTTGGAAATGCGGCAATTCTTTGTATTTCTTGTCCTAAAGAAAATCCAGTTGTTGTTGTTGGGGCTGAATCATCTTTGCTAAAACATATATAATCTCCAGCACTATAACCATGAGAACCGTCTAATGTTACATAAATATCGCCCTTGCTTACAGCACCATTGATATCTGTACTCGCACTTTCTATCGCAGACGGTATATCAGATACACTACCTATTGCCCATCTAAGTGGCTTACCATTCAGTGCTATAAAGCTCGGTAAAGAACCTGTAAATGATTGTGCTCCAACATACATCTTTGTCCAGTCTCTTTTTGAAGCTGTCCCTAAAAAGTATCTTGGTTCAAAAGAAGGAGTCATATC